GCTCATAAGCGTGGTTGTGGTATTTCCGCCAAGCTTATTAGCTATATCTATTATTCCCTCAACCCGCGTATATGCACTTAGCTTGTAGCATCCTTCTGCTCTCGCAAAGCCTACTAGGACCTTTATAGCTCCTACCCACAAATTCTGTGGAACTGCACTATAGCCTGACAAGCTATAGATCATCAAGTTCTTTGTTTTCGTGACTTCCTCTACCGCATACGATGTAAGACCCATAGCGTATATCTTAGCTCTATCCTCTCCATCTCCCATCAGTACCCATGCCTGACTACTCCCAGCCATAAGATGCTCAAGAATCGTAACAAGGGCCTCCTCACTAACCTCCATCTGTGGAGCTAGTGTATACTTAAGATGTGCCTTTATATCTTCCCAGTACCTTGTAATCTGATCAGGCGTCAGCTTGACTAGCACTAAACCCCCTTATCGTTCGGAGTCCTGAGGACTGCCATTTTAAGTTTATATAATCCAGCACGAAACTTACATACGTACTGCACTTTATTGCCAATCTAAACTCAAGAGCCGTAACTTGCAATCTCGCAAATCCCATAGGATTTACAGTAATCCATCGTGATCTAGTCCAACTATCGCTTCTACTATTTCTATAATCTACAGCTACCTGAACAGTTTCGGGTGCTGCTGCGGCTTCGATGCCTAACTCAACTGTCGTTAGGGTCTTTACATCACGACTTCCAAAGTCTATCACGTCCGTAACTACCGTAGTAACGGTACTAGCATCAGTCTCCGATACCCCTACAAATGCCCCTCCTGTATACACGCCACTCGTAATTTGCTGAGGAGCTTGCCCCAAACCCTTATCTGTAAGTACAAAGGTCAAGGCATTATTGCTAGAGTCCTCTCCACTTATGTAGAAATCTCCGAGATCAGCATTATAGCTAATCACTATATCCTGACCAACAAGGTCTGCAATGAACTCCTTATATCCTAATTTGCGCAGACCACCTTCAAGATCGAGCCTCCACAAGTCCCCAGAGCTATCACAGAATAGTTGGACATTGGAATCGCCACCAGCCGCACCCCTTGAGGGGATACCAAAGGGAGCAATGTCCTGTCGTCCATAAGTTGGATATGGTTCACTAACAAGAACGAGCATTGTAACTCCATCTTCTCCATATACCACCACGTTCTTTCCGAGAGGCCTTACTTGCTGAACATCGCCCTGCCAAGGCATGGGCATAAAGCCACACTCGTTACGTTTCCAAAGTTCAAGGAACATTCCGTCTTCAACACTTCGTAAGTCTTCACGTAAAGTTCCTTCTATTGCCTCCCTTGGTAAGAAGGGATTCAATGCGTCTCCACCACCTATCGTACTCCAAAAGACGAAGTTCCCTCCTACACCATCAAGGTCAGTATCTATATCATACTCGGTATTGTTTAGCCAGGTGTTCCAGACAGCTTGCCAGTCATCACCGAAAAAGTCAGAGGTAGAGAACCCTCCAAGGATTAACCTGCCTCTATGCGCACAGCCTGTCTGAACAGTCGTAGAGTTCGTGACGTAGATATTATTAGTATCTCCATACATGCCTGCTTCGTTAGTCTTCATTACAACGCAAGTTCCGTTGAACAAGAACCATACAGGCCCGAAATCTGCCATGTGCCAGACGTCAGAACCAGTTATAGCCTTCTCAGTAACAGGGTCTTCAAGGTCATAAGTCGTGAGGTCTGATCCTGCAGTCCACGGTGATCCCTCAGTTACTAGTTGTATCTCTGTCTCAAATGCTAATAGAGTAATTCCAGAGCCTCGTAGGATTTGCGGGAACGGCCAAGCGTCAAACTTGTCTGCATTGAAAGGCTGAGTCACATCAAGACAGCTACGCAAGCCCCAAGCCTGAGGCTTCATGAACTTGCATTGCGTGAGAAACTCAGTCGTTCTTCCATAGTCCTCACGATACCTAAGACCATTAGACAGAGTCTCTTTTATGGGAAGGCTATACTCCCTCATCAGATATCTCCTTAGCCAAGTCTTCAAGCAGTGGCGGAGTTATACTTGGGATAGGAGCTTCCTTAGCTTTAGCAGCTCTTTTCTCTGCTCGCTTTCTCTGCCCATCACGCAACTTCTTAACCATCTCATCGCGTTCCTTTACTACCTTCTCATCCCTATAAGAGCGTTTCATAAATCTTCTCATATCAACCCTCCATCTGCATTGACTTAGCAGTACTCCACTCGGCTAGATCCTTATCAAGACCGAACAGCTTCTTCTGAATCATGTTGTCGTAGTCATTGTAACCTTGGCTATTACGGTAGAATCCTTCGAGATTTCTAAGACACGCTAGAACAAGTATGCTAGGATACTCAGAGCTCCAGAAGTTCACATCGGTATTGCTAGAAAGCGCTAAGGCGTGAAACGTACCGAAGACTCTAACTGTAATTATCTCTTCAGTTGGAGGCATAAAGATAACTCCAACCTTTGGTATATTCGCTGATACAATATTAGCTGGATCACGGTAAATAGGATTATGAGCCCAATACGCTGGGTCTCCTGAATCTGTATCTCCAAGCTCCTCATAGTTTCTTAGAAGCCAATCGTAGTCTTTCTTAAGCAATTCGTTCCAGTCATCATCTGTATCCTTAAACCAAACCTGCTGAATGTTCCTGCATTGCGTGAGCGTAAAGGTATATGAGTCAGCTGCTAAGTCCTCTTCATCATAGTACATCAGAGACCTATCTGTGTCCTGCTCTAAATCAAGGTCCTTAATAGCTCCTTGAATGAAGAAGTCAGCGCCAACATCGGTGTCGGCAAAATAGACAGAATTAGCCTGTTCATGATTGCCAGAGCTTGTAGTCGCTAAATCGTACCTTCCGCTATGCGCTATAAACTGTTGTCTGATTTCTAGTAAGTTCATATATTTAACCTTTGACCAAATTTGGACAAAGTACGGAAGCGCCGAAGCGCTCCCATACAATGGCTAGGTTTTATTGAGTATTGTCTAGACCGATTCCGTTTAAGAAACCTGTCGTTTCCGGGAAGTGAATTTCGAGACCGCCTTCGGTCAAGAACTCTTCCTGCTTCCCGTCGTATCCAGTTCCTCCGCCTTTACCATAATGCAGGTCAGGCATAAAGGTACTATCCGTAACGTACTTCCACACGAGATTCTTAGGCTCAATGAGCACACAAGAATAACGGTTGGTAGCTTCAAACGAGAACAGCGGATGGGTCTTGAAAGTAATCTGACCAAACGGAGTAACCCACTCAAGGACCTTGCTACCCCAAGAGGTAGTTGATACA